TTACTTCTGTTTCAGCTTCAGCTTCAGTTTCAGTTGTTTCAGCAGTTTCATTCTTGCCTAACTGTTTCTGAAGTTCGAGATAACCTTTCTCTAAATCTTCTTGTGTCTTGTATTTACCAGCTAAGAGGCCAGAGCTTTCATCAGTAGTTGTTGATTCCTGTGATAAAGAGTTCTGATCTTCTTGTGATAGAGCTGGGGTTGGTTCTTCTTTGATAGTAATTGCTTCTGGCATGGTGGGTGCTAGCGAATTGTGTAGTGTTGGTCGTTATCCTGAGTAACTCCAGGAGTAGGAGGTTCAGGTTTCTTAGCTTTAGGCTCCTTCTTGGCTGGGGTTGGGGCCACTGGGGAGTCCTTCTGCTGCTGCGTCTGCGTCTGGGAGGATGTTTGGGACTCCTCCTTCTGAGTATTGGGGGCCATAAGTTGCTCCTTCTTGTGTGTAGTTTTTGGCTATTTGTGCAGCCGCTGGAGACTTAGCAAGCTCCAACATTTGCTGCTGTTGCATTTGAGTCTGTTGCGCTTGTAGTGCTTCAGCCTCTTCTTGTTGTAATTGTTGAGAAGTTTTAACTAGGTTAGTCGTATCTATTGAAGCACTAGCAGCTAGTCTTCGCAAAGCTTCTTCCATATTTAAATACTTAGCCATTACATCTGGGCCTAAAGATTGTTGGGCTACTGCAATGAACTCAGTTAATTTATTCATATCATCTCCTCTACCAATAGCTTCTAATCCTGTCACTGGTTTTGGATTAACTAAAGGCTCTCCTGTTTCCTGACTAGTAGGGAATGTAGGTATCTTTCCTATCCTTTGAAGGATATACATCAGCCTTCTAACTAGAGGCAGTTGTAATTCCTGAGTCAGGATGGAGTACAAGCCACCGATTGAAGCTTCTAATTCCTGAGCCATATATCTTATTTCTTCTGCTGTTACTCTCTCGCCTGGTCTTTGTACTGCTGTATTAAGAAGGAAAGCAAATTGTAAACGACCTTCAATTCGATCAGCCAAGCTACTAGCAATCTGTAAGTCTTGACTTTTCTGGCTTTGAATTACCGTAACGTCATTAGCATTACCTTGTACGATTGCTCCATTCTCTGCTGATGATAAAGTTCTTGGTCTAGTTGTACCGTTTGGATTAACAAGAAAAAGAATTTTTGCAGCGGCTGCACTCCCTTCAAGAATAGATTGATACAGAGATTCCAGTGCTGTTAAGTCCCCATAGTAGGCTTCACAATGAGAGCGACCATAATCTTCTGAATCTATTCGCTCGAATCTGAGTGGAATCCAAGGACTACATCCCTCTGGACACATGCCGTAAGTACCTGGTATCTCCTCACCTTTCGCTTCTTGATACCAGTAAGCGTTCCCGTTTTCATATTTAACACACGTATAAACCTTGACGGTTTTTTTGGTTGGGCCATTATCGTCTTTTGAATCTTCATCATCAGGTAAAAAATCATCAGGGAGAGCTTCAGGATACACCTCCTCTTCCACAATTATTTCTGTAATCCCACCCATAGGATCACGTTGCACACAGTAACGATCTAAATGAATAACTTTAATAGCTTCTGCACCTACATAAAGGAGTGCATTCCCAGCTACTAATAACTGCTTGAAAGCTTCATGCATAGATGCACGAGCTGACATTGTTTCAAGCATTTGCATGACTGATTGTTCAACCTTTACTAAGGCCGTATCAAATTCAGTCTTTAATTCTGGGCCTTGCTCTTCAATTTTTAATGCAAGACTATCTATTTCTAATTTAAAGAAAGGAGTATTAGGAGGGAAAAGACTTAGACCAAGTTTTGCAGCTAAGTTACTAACACCTCTAGCTCCAATGGATTGATAAGGAGTCTTTAATCTTCCATGATCTCCTTGATTAGAGTCAGGGAATAAGGAGGGAATTGTTACTTTGCTGCAATCTCTAGCTCGATGTTCAAAAGGACTACGAGTTGTCATTAATTGTTCATATCTTGCAGCAACAGTGCCATCTTTCTTCTCGTCATAGGTACTACCTTGACGATCAACATCATTCGTTAAAGTCAATTCCATTTACTTAAGCTGTAGGAATGTAAAGGCCACCACCCCCGCCTCCAGGGATTCGATCCGTTCGAGCTTTTCTTCTTGTAAATCCTTTTCTTCTATTGGCTTGTGTTGAATAGTGAGGTATTTCCAATGATGAACCTGCAACATCAGCACTTAAGTTAGGAGCTGGAGGTGGTGGTGCTGTTTGGAATGCTTTCTGTTCTTCAAAGCGAGCCTGTTGATCTGCACGAGCAACTTCAAACTGACGTTTTTGCTCTGCCATCTGTTCACGTTGCAATGCTAATTGCGCACTGTTATCAGGTGGTGCTGGCGATCTTCCTCTTGAGCCGCACATAACTAATTAAGATTGTTTTGCTCAGTGTAAACCGATTCCAGCATTCTGACCAATTCTACTTGACCTAAGTATCTCCATATCTCTCGATCAGGGGTATCAATAGATGGACATTGATCAGGATAAATCTCTTTTAATCTACGGATAAGCATCTCATCTATAGGAGGCCAGAGGATTTCGTCTTCATTCATAATGATGGCTCCCAAAGTTTTACTTCTCCTGTTACATGATCGTACTCTCCATCTCTAAGGATGCGAGTCAAACGTGCAGTCATAACAGCATCAGCGTAAGTTCTTTTCTTTTTAACATAAGCACGTTCAACCTTATCCCACATTTCTTCAAGAGACTCAGCATTCTCAATGATTTTATTTGCAGTGACTGGCCCTACTCCTGTTAATCCTTCTACATTATCTGTTCTATCTCCACATAAAGTTTGAATCATCCAGTGTCGATCAGCTTTTTTTCTTGTAACAAGTTCAACTTCATCCTTTGCAAGTAAACGACAAGGTACACCTCTCATATCTTTATCAGGTGAGACGATGATCGGATCTTCATATCGATTTCCAGTTGCAAGTAAAGCCATTACATCATCACCTTCTAGTCCATCGAAACTAATTGAATGATATTTTTCTGCAATTTTTTCTCGAATAGCTTTAAGTGCAAGTGGTTTACGTTTACCTATTCGATTCGCTTTATATTCTTGATGTAAGTTATGCCTGAAAGTGGGATAGTCAGAAAAGCACATGATGACTGGGCCTTTGTCACTGGCTACAGATTGATAATGCTTAATACGATCATCAATTAAATCAAGAACATCTTGTTCACTACACCAAAGAGTATGAAGGTGTTCATCCTGTTGATAACCAGGTACATCAGACCATCGAACATCATGTTCACATGCACAGCATGATGAATAACATAACCAATCAGAATCTAGTAATAAAGTCATAGTGCAAATAGAGGTAGTTTTAATCGACCTGTTCCCTGGTCGTAAAGGAGCTTGTCAACTGGGCCTGTTGTCCCAGAGAAGCGATTTTTAAGAACACGCAACTGAAGTTCAGAACGTTCAGCGGGATCTCCTTGTTGGTTTCGTTCAGCAGCAACAACAATGTCTGAGAGTTGCGCCACGCTGTGCGATGAGCGCAGGTGGGAGAGAGAAACTTGAGTTCCTTCTTCATGACCTTTGCCTTCAGGTCGTCTCAAGTGTGAGACAACTATGAGTCCAACACCTGTACTTTCTACTACTTGCCGCAGCTTGGTACAGGTAACATCAAGTGCTCGTCTCTCATCCAAATCACTGATACCAGAAATAACTATGGTCAAGTGATCAAGGATAACAACATCAACACTTTCTGCTGTAGCAAGATATTGAATCTGTTCAACTAAACGTTCAGGATCTATTGAACCAAAGTGGTCGTATAAAAAGAGGCGACCTGTACCGAGTAATCGGTCAAAGGCCGCCTTTAGTTCTTCATCCTCAGCAAGATTATCTTCAAAGTGTAAAGGTCTTGATACCTCAACTCCGATTATTCCTTGCAGTGTTCGTTGAATACTTTCTTCGAGAGCTATGTAACCCACCCTCATCTTGTTTCTGAGGAAATGGTGTGCTAGCTCTCTGCAAATGGTTGACTTCCCAGTTCCAGAACCTGCGCAAAAGGTCAGCATCTCTCCTTTGCGATAACCTTTCGTTGCCTGATCTAGTTTGGGCCAAGGGTATTGACATACAGCAGCAGCTCCTGGTTTTACAAGTGCTTCCCACTGGTCAGAGGCGTTAAGGATTCCATCAGGTCTTGCAGGTGTTGCTTTCCAAAGCAAGTCCCTAAGTTGATCCCCCTCTCCTGCGAGGAGCATTTCATTAGCATCTTTTCTTGGTAATCGACAGATAGCTGCTTTGCCAAGAGGTAAGACCTCAATAGCTTTTTCGGCAGCATCCATGCCAGGGGAGTCCGAGTCAAAACAGAGGACAATACGGACAAATTGAGACAGCCATTTGTTTACCTCTGGGATAGATAAATACTTCTTAACGGATTGAGCACCATTGGGCAAACTAACAACAGGGAATTTGTTGCCTTGTATTTGACTACAACTCATGGCATCTATCTCACCTTCAGTAATAACAACAAAGGTATTACCTTGGTTTGTTTGTCTCCATGTGTGTTGAGAGAAGAGCATCATCTTGCTGGTATCACCTAACCAGATGAATTTCTTATCTTGAAACCTCACATGTTGAGCACATGGTCTGCCTAAGTGATCGTGATAGTTAGCAACCTGAACAGGTTTACCGTGGTATTCGGCTATTCCATAAGGGAAACGACTAACAGTTTCTTCAGTGAGTCCACGCTTTTTTAAAGCAGCTGGTCTAATGAATTTAATTAATGGAGAAGTTTCTTTTGGGAGTGTGGTAGGCATAGGTCGTGGCTTGTTTTCTTTTGATGGCTGGTATTGGTAGTCGCATCCAAAGCAATGAGCATGCCCGTCATCAAAGACTGCGAGGTTATCTTTGCTGCCACATTCAGGGCAAGGCTCATGCCTTAGATACTTGCTTTTGCTTTTCATGTTTTTCTTGCCATAGAAGAATTTTTTTATGCAATCCTCTATATGGAATAGGTTCTCTGTTTGGTATGCCTTTGAGATTGTTGAATAGTTTTTGAGCTTGATGCCATCTATTAGATAGGTGTTGATCTATCTCAAGAGGATCAGACCAACGACCTAAATGAAGTTGATAAGTTTTGCCTGTTTTAGGCGACCACCATGTATCAAATTCATTTGCTTCTCGATAGCTCCGAGGACATTTGAGATTCGCTATGTGTGCCATTAGATTTTTCCCAGTGGTGGATCAGGAGTTTTAATTCCTTGATTCTTTTTGAGGCGTACTCAATCTTTTCTGTATTTGTCATTGATACCAGTCCTTTGGAATAGATCCTTCACTCCATTTAAATCCATTCCTCGTAGCCCATTCGCCATAAGTCATAGATCGTTTTGCTTTACTAAGTTTCTCCTTAGCTCGCATGAAACAGAGTCTTATATCTAGGTCAGGATGCTGTTCTTTAATAGCGATCAGCTTCCTTCTATCTTCAGGTCTGAAATGACCTTTCGCCTCAATGAGTACACCGTTTTCAAGAATAAAGTCAGGACGGTAAGTTGCTTCAATTATGTAAGGGAGTGTTAGATCTTCATAAGTAAAGGTCACTCCCTTTTTATTGAGGCCAGCCGCAAGACTAGCCTCGAACTTACTCCTGTATTTAGAACTCATCCCCCTGCGATACTGATGTTGGCGTACAAGAGGCAGGTTCTGCTTCTTGCTGCGTCGTTTCAAACCCGTAACTTGTCGCATCTTTGGAATATTCAACGTGTGTTTTTATGATGGCTGCTTCAGGTTGGATCTTGATACCAACTCCAAAGTTACCTGAGTAACCAGAGCATCTAAGGTTTACTTGTCCTCTTGTGCCTGGTCCCATCTTGTTAACAGCTTGTCTTTCCTCAACAGTCATGGGTTGACCGTTCGTATTGAACAGTGCAGGTGGTCTATTGTTCCATTGCTTACCCTGCTGATTAATACCACCGACTCTCATCTTGGTCTTAACTACAAAGTAAGGTTTGGTTTCTCCTCCATCTTCGATATCTTCAAAGCTCCACGGTAGAGCTGCGAGTTTAAATTTCTTATCAGGTTCAGCTGCTTTTAACTGAGCCTTCCATCTATCCAATAGTCCAGAGAGTTGCTCTTCTAGTTCAGTTGCATCTTTAGGATCTATAAGACAGGTGACTTTCCATACTCCAGGTTGTTCAAACTTTGTGTCAGGTTCAACCAACCATGCGTATTGAAATTTGCAAACGGGTGTAGTGACGTTTAGTACTTCTGATTTAAGTGTCATGTGATGAAATAGTTTGATGATCTTGTGATAGTTGGATCTAGCTCTCCGAGCTGAGGCTCAGGAGGTAGATCTTTTTTGTCTTGGATTTGGTTCTCGAGCTGTGATTTGATTTGTGTTAGCCAGTCTGTTGAATACAGATCAGCAAAGGTTTGCCTAACAGAATCCCTCAGAGTGCTCATCTCTGCTGGTGTTGTAGCAAAACAATCGTGAACACCTCCTATGTTTAACAGTGGGTCTTTATTTCTAGCATGGATCGTAGCCAATGCCATATGTGATGAGTCAAAACTATGCAGAATGTTGGCACTTAAAGCATTGCCCATCCGATTGTTGTCCAGGCCTACGGTTTCGACCCTTGTCCGTATATCAAGAGAGATATCTGAGAGGTATCTAAGACGTATCCTAGATTCTCTTTGATTCTGATATAGCTGCTGAACCAAGAGTCCACTAGGAGATCTCCATTGCAGCGGCTTATCTTCTTTCCCTGCCCTCTGTCCTATAGCTTTGAAATATTTCATAGCATTTACAGCTGGGCCTATCAGTGCAGTTGCTTCCTTATGCAAGATGTTTGCCATGAAGTGCATGGTAGTCATGCATCCCTTTTGAACTGTCCAAGATCCATTACCGAATAGATCTTTAGCTCTCTTCTGTGCCCAGTCATAGGCGTAATAATAGAAAGCAGTTCTGCTAGCTGCATAAGGAGTAGTCATTACACATGGTTTGGCTAGTGATCGATCAGGTTGGAGCATTGTCCATTTCCTAGCTCGATCATCAGTGCAATCTCTAAGAGATTCATTGACTTTGGTAATGACAGTTGCATAGATATCTTGAGGCTTATCTGATGGAGCAAGGTTAACCATTGATGCCATCGATTTATTTCTCAAGAGAGCTGCATAATGCTGTATCCCTGAGCAAGTGCAATCAAGCATGATCGGTAGGCTAGTTTTATAACCCCAACCTTCACGTTTGAAGTTTGAATACTCATGGCAGAAAGCCAAGAAAGACCAAGGCTTATCAGCTCTCATCCAGAACTCAGAATTAATCCAAGGTTCATTACCTGATACACCTATGAGTTGTTCTCTTTCTAGTACCCAGTCGATACGAGTTTGCCAATCTGACTTCAGACCATAGAGATTAGCTCCATGAATCTTCAACCAATTCAAGTGTTCCTCGTTTAATATCTCTGTTCCTTTAGAGAAGAGAAGCAACGACCTAGATACATCATTGCCTTGTGGATTTAAATAGGGAGGTCGGTAATAATATCTCCCTCTGAAATCCATAGAGGTAGGAAAGAATATCTCTTCCTCCTCTTGAAACCTACGAGCAACCCAAAGAATCTTTGCGTTTGCTATGCGTGTGTTCCTAGTTCTTTCATTCTTTTCATGTAAGGTTTTACATGTTCGTCTCCACTTGGTTACTCCTGGATCTTCCTCATCTAAGTGCTTAGGGTAAGGAGGAATAGGCCATCCATCTCTAGGTAACAAACGACCTATTTCTAGGTTGTTGTCATAAGCATGTTCAACCTGTTCGAGCATCCAAGTATTAACTTTCCAAGGTACTGATTGATGAATGTTTGCTGCTTGTAGGTAAGGCTCATCACCTTTGCAGTCAGCTTCAATCAGATCGTTATTACTCTTGAATAATTTCAAGGGTAGTTTTGTGTGATACCCCCCTTCACTAGGAGAAGTCCAAGGTTTAGGAGGTATGACCATAGGCAAGTAGTTAGGAGTCATTAACTCTTGCTGTTCTTTAACGTCATTGATCCATGCCATGCACTCATCAGTTGCTTTAACAACACGCTGCTTTTTGTGAGGTAGATCTTCTCTAACTATTTGAATGAGTCCAGTCTCTTTAGCGATGAGATTGACTAGGAATAAACCTGATGCAATCTTCTCTCTTGAAGTCCAGATCTCTGTTTGCTGCATCCTTCTGATGGCAGCCATCTTATGAGCTTGACGACTACGACCCTTCTTAAACCTGAATAACTCTTGAGTAGTAGCTCTATCCAACATCGTTTCAATCCATAGCTTGTCAGCTACATCCATTGAAATACTGTGAAGAGTGGGACAAGCAGATAGAGAATCTATTACAGTTCTTATGCTTGCTGCTGCTACCTGCTGAGGTGGCAAGTGGGTGATGGGTAGTAGTTGGGCAAAGCTAACACCTGCTTTGCCTGACTCAATCCTTTTTCTTACTGCCCTTAGGTGGACAACGATTTGATCTACACCATAGGCAGATAAAGCCTCCCCCCATTTAGAGAGAGACTCCATCTTTTTCTTTTGCTGGTTGTGTGTGATGAGTCGAACTCGATCGCATCCCAGCGTTAGCATCTCTCTTTCGAGTGCTAGTTGCTTGGCAAGTTTGTTCATCTGAATACCAGAGTCTTTCTCTGAACTCAAGATTCAATTCACTTGCTCCCAGAAATTCATCTTGTCCTCGTAGTTATTTTCAAACCACTCAGTCAGGATTCTTCTGGCGAGGTCAGCTTTAGTAACACCTTGTTCTTCAGCTAAATAGTTAAGCCTAACCATTAGTTGATGAGGTAATACAACTTGAAGCTTGTTTTCTTTTGCATCTGCTATTGGTTTGTTTACCAATTCATCTGCTAGTGCTGCATCATTCATGCCCATGATTCCAGAATTTGCGTAGGGTTGATTCGATTAAGAGATTGTTGACTGTTGGCTCAGGAAATTCCTTCTTCAACAGTCGTTGGAAAGCTGCTTGATCTAATGCTTTAGCAGTATTCTTTTCACCTCTTTCTTCAAGAGGTGGGGTGTCATAGCACATATGCCAATGAGTTGCATCATCGGGGATGCAGTCCCAGCGTGAGCTATACCATCGGAAATGGTCATTGCCAAAGTCAGATGTGGATTCATATCCATACATGACTAAGCCTTTGTCATTGCCATGTTGCTCTTCTGGTTTTCTATCTTTTATTTGATAGATAGGTCCGAGTCCGTCCATGATTGTGGTGGATGTTTTAACAAATGAAGAGCCCAGTCACAGCAAACTAAAATTTGTTGTGAACTAGGCTCAGTGTGATAGGTGGCTTTATGCCATGCCCAATACATCTCGAAGATTTTTTTATCCCTAGTAAATCTGCTAGGGATATACTCTTCATTCTTCATACTCTTCCCTGAGCCAGTCATCATCTTGTTTCCCATGAATGCCAGAGATAAGCAGTTGTGCATCTATCCGACACTGTTCCACAATATGCTGAGGTAACTCTGCGCGCAATCTATCTACAATCTTTTTCATATTCTCTTTAGTCTCATCGCTTGGACTTGTGATAGACCTAGCCCATGATTCCACGAGCAAACGTTTTTGCTCTTCGAGTTGATGTTGATAGTGTTTCATTGCGCTCATTGTGTTGCCTCTATAGCTTGCCTTCTATCATCTAATTGTTGATACAAGGGTGATTGCTGTATCTCTCCGATGATATGAAGAAGATAGAGAAGGAGGATAACAAGTATCCCCCCTGCAAAAGTGAATGCTCTCATCAGAATAAGTTCAGTGTTGTAACTGAGCCTAAGAGGTAGAACAGAACGCTAAAGACAATCAAGAAAGTGTGATCTTCTTTAGTCACTGGCTCTGACCTGACAAGTTGAACAGTGGGAGTCACTGTTGCTGTTTTCTTCACTCTTTTTCTTCTTGGTGTAGCAGTCATTTAATGCTCCTGTCTGGTGGGTTGGTAGGCCTCAAGGTTGCAACTTCCATTAGACCTAAAAGGAATTGCATGAGATCACCCATGCTGGAATTTTAAAGTTCGTACGCTTGAGGCCAGTGAGGGATTGAGTCCCTCAGTCAGCCTAGTTAAAGGCTGAGGGAGAGAGTCACAAGGATTGCAAGATGATATCTCTTACATGCTCCCTATCCACTGAATCTCCATCGCCCCATGTGTAATGATTTGATGGAGAAGAACAAATTTGAAGGTAGAGACGAGTTGCCCCTTTGATCATGCCTTTAGTTAGTCCTTTTATTGGGTATAGAGTGTCATCATGTTCCCCATAAAAAGACCAAACATAATCAATAAATTTGTCATACTCGTATCTGGAAATCTGTTCCATTAGAAAGCTCCTTTTGTGGTGGGTCCCTCAGTTAAGAGGGAAGAGCTGAGGGAGCCTTGAAGCTCCCTTGCCAGCCTTTACTGGGCAGCTGTTGAAAGTAAATCTTGAGTAATAAGGGCGGCCTCTTCCTCAGCTTTACCAACAACACAGCAGCAATGATCTCGGACAACAACCCAAACCATTGCATTGATTAGTTGATTGATTGATGGATTGGTCTTGCTTAAGTCTTCAAGTATTGAATCTCCATAAATGCCGTCTAGGTAAGCCTCAATCTCGTCCTCGTGTTCAAGAAAGAACTTTCTTGTTTCGTGGCAGTAGATGAAACCATTTACCCCCATTTCACAACCGTGTTCGGCTATGTCTCGGCACTCATCAAGATCATTGAATCTTTCTTCAAGTGCATCAAATAATCTGGACATAATAAAAAAATTGGTGGGTTTAATCCCTCTAAAGAGGGAATTGCTAAGGGTGGAATTGAACCACCCCTGAAGCCTTTACTTCTTAGCTGAGAGAGCCGCTGACACATTGGCCCTCGTACTCGTCATCATTCTCCATGTCCATTGAGCATTCAAGATCCATCATGCAATCTAAGAGACGTTGAAGAGGTGTTTCCTCTGAATCAACTAACTTCTCCCAGTCTTCCTCACTCGTCTGATTGCGAAACTGATGGAAGGCATAGACGGCTCTCTCTGCATCTTCAAGAGCGGAGACGATTTCATCG